GTCCAGATTCGGGGTTTCTGACTGAATCAGCGCGCGCATATGGTTCTGGACGTTCGCCAACAAAGTAGCGACCTGCGCGCGTTCCTGCGTTAGCTGGCTGGCAAGGTCGTTAGCCCGTTTCTGGGTTGTAGCGGCCTGCTGCCAGCGTTCATTCGCGGACAGCCCCTTGCTGGCCGCGTCTTTCAATTGTTCAAAGGTCAGGGTGCGAGATTCGCCATTGACTTTCAGTTCTACGGTTAGAGGCTCGCGGGCCTTTGGTTTGTCCTCGTCGTCGTCTTCGTCTTCGTCGTCCTTATCGGGGTCGTCCTCGTCGTTCTGGTCGTCCTCGTCGGTTTCGTGGGCGCGTCCTTTGCCCTTGTCGTCGGGCTCGTCGTCGTCGCCCTCGTCGCCTGCCAGACGGGCTAGCAGGTCGTCATGTTCCGGGTCGTCGCTGGCGGCCTTATCGACGCGCTGTCCCTTGTCGTCGCCGCCCTTGTCTGCGGCTGGCGCGCGTTTCTCTGCTGCGGTCTTTCCGTAGTCGCCGCGCGGGGCGCTTTTCGCTTTCGTCGTATCCGACTTTTCGACCGCGCCGAACGCGTCGCCCAGTTCGCTAACTTCGCCCATGATTGAAAACCTCAAAAAAAAGGCGTCGCCCGGGTTGACGGGTTAGACGCCATGCTGCGTAGTGTTCCGCTATGGTGCGCTAGTGTTCCAGTAGCACGCTATAAAACGATGGTTTTCCCGGTATTCAGCCGGACCGCTGCGGGCCCCCTGTGCGTAATGCCCTGATGCCCGTTATGGACCCGGACCGCCCGCTGCGGGGCTTCTGGGTGCCAGAGGTCCGTTACCCATAGTTCGTCGTCCATGTCGCGTTCTATGCTCTGGACCCAGACATTGAATGCAGGCCATTCGCGACGCGCTCGCGTAATGTGCGGTCCCGTTCTAGCTGGACGCGGGCCATCTGCCCCGTTTCCATATGCTCGCGCAGAACCATCTGGACCTGCCCCAGCAGCGTTATCATCAGAAAGACTTTCTCCCGCCCGTCCGGGCTTAGGCTCGCGTCTGTTTTCCATCGTTGCATTAACTCCCGTTCGACTGAATCAAAGGCGCCTACGAACAGGGGATTTTCCAACAAACCCCGCGCCTGTTCGTAGCGTTCCAGTTCGGCATAGCGGGCGCGCTCGTCGTCGCGCGTCATGTTCTGCGCGTTCATGGCAGGCCCCCGGGATTAGGCGGGCCGCCCGGGTCGGGGCCGCCCGGGGGACCTGCAGGACCTGCAGCGGGACCCGGGGGCATCGCGCCTGCTGCCGTCATTGAAGGGGCGCCCGGGACGCCTGCAAACTGGCTGCCGCTGGGCTGGGTAATCGACTGGCCGCCGACTGCCTGCGCGCTCTGTTTGAAGGTCGAAACAAACGTAATGCCCTCATACAGGGGATGAACCCCGTACTTAAACAGCATGTCCTCGCGCTGGATAGCCAATTGGGCCGCGACCTTATCGCGTTCGCGTTCGTCCTCTTTGGACGCTTTCTCGCCGTCTAGCCGGTTCTGCAGCAGGATTTCCGACTGTTTGGTTTTGTTTTTCGCGTCCTCTATCTGCATCGCTGCGGACGTCTGCGCCTGCGTCGCCGCAATGGTCGGGTCAGGCGGGGGCGGGGGCGCCGGGGGCATTTTGGCCGGGTCAGTAAAGAACGCGTCCGGGTCTTTGAAACCCAGAACCGCGACCAGTTTGCAGGCCGCGTTATATTGGTTTTTCGGCGTACAGTAGCCGCCCTGCACGGCTGCGGCCTGTAGCTGCTGGATAACGGTCAGGTTCTTAACGGCGGTATCTTTGTTGCCGGTCCCGAGCCCGACATTAACCTGCATGTCGAAACGGTTGACCCATTCGCGCGGGTCCACTTGGACCCATTTGCCGGTCAGGCGGATAACTTCCGGTTTGTCCTGATACTGGGCCGCCAGTTTCAGCATTAGCCAGAACAGGTCCTTAACGCCCGTTTCCGCGAAAATCCGGGCTATCAGTTCGACGCGCATGTCCGCGCGGTTGGTGATGTTCTGCAGCCCTGCAGCGGTCTTATTGAGCGTATCCGCGTCGCTGCCCTGCGTGTATTTCGTTACGCCCGTCGCGTCCTGTTTTTGCTCGTCCGCATACTGCAGCATCTGCATAGCGGCTGCCGGGTCGCTGGAACCGGTCGTCAGCGGTCCGACCGCGCCCGCCTGCCGCACGCGCACGACCCCGCCCGGGCGGTTCGTCAGCAGGTCGTCTAGATTGACCTGATTTTCTACCGCAAAGGTCCGCTGGTTCGTCTGGAACGAAAGATTATCCAGCGCGTTACGCAGGATCATCGTTTTCGTTTTCATCGCAGGCATAGCAAGGTCCGCCTCGCTGCGCCCAAAAAAGATATGGGGGATAGGAACCGGGCAGAGGGTCGCCCATGGCGGCCCGTCGATCGGTTCATTGTCCAGAATGGCGTTTCCGCTGCGGGTAATCTTGCGCCATTCCGCGATACCGTCGCCATCCGCGTCGATAGGCAGATAGCATTCCGTTACCCAGATTTCACGCATGGACGCGTCGCCATCGCCGTCCTCGCTTTCGCGGTAGAAATCAATATTGCCGCGCCCGCCCTGCAGCGCGTAGCGCGCGTCCCGCCCTACGCCATTGACGTTCGGACCTGCAATTACGTCATCGCTGGTTAGCTCGTCGGTATCGACGTCCGGGTAGCGCTGTTTGATGTAGGAAACGGTCCGCCTGACGCGGTGCGCGGTGAAACCGTCGCGAGGGTGCGCGACGTTCGCGCCAATCAAAAATTCATCGCCCGGGACCGCGCAGAGTTTGACTTTGCCTTTCTTCGTCGTGCGTTTCAGGCGCAGGTCGTGGACCTGCGGGACGCGCGAGGGGTTGACCGGAACGGGCTTTTTCAGCAGAGGCGGGGGCGGGGGCGCAGCAGGGGGACCGGGGGGCATTCCGGGCATTCCGGGCGGGCCTGCCGGGGGTCCTGCCATCGGTCCGGGCATCTGACGCGGGGGACCGCCAGCAGGCCCCGCTGCTGCAGGCCCGGGGGGGGCTGGCGGGGGCGCTGGCGGTTTCGGGGGCGGGGGCGTCGCGGCATCGCCTTTCGGGGCATTTACGCCCGTAGGCGGGGGCGGGCCATGGCGCACATTATGGGTAATGCTCGCGGCCTGTTCGGCTGCCTGCTGCGGGTAGCCCGCGCCGGTCAGCGCGCGAATCATCGCCTGCTGTTCCGCGTACTGTTCTGACTGAATCTGGAACTGCGCCTCTGCCTGATGCAGCGCTTCCGGGTCCGGGTAGGCGGTATGCTCAATCGGTTCTACGCTGTCGTCCTCTAGCAGGTCGATTAGCTGGTCCTCGTCTAGCCCCCGGTAAAACTCCGTGACTTGCTCTGGGGCGCTGTCCCAGTAGCATTTCATGATTCCGACTTTCTGTATCAGGGCATCTTTGAACCATGTATAGAGTTCGGACCAGCCCGGATTTCGTTGATAAAACAGGTAGTTAAGATACTCTGTCGCCTGTTCCGCCTCGTCTTGGTCGCCCTCTTTTCTGGGCGTGAATTCCAGCACGGAGGGGCCCGCCGTGAAGATCGACATGAGGGCCGGTAACAGCCATTCGATAGTGTCGCTAACGTCCGTCGATACCGCTGCGCTGCGGTCGGGAATCAGCGGGGGCGCGAGGTCGTCCTCTGCTAATCCGAGGTAGTAACTCATCGCCTTGTTACGTTCCTGCGCCAGTTCGTCGCCGCAGAAATTTGCCGCCTGCTGAATTTCACGGTCCGTGATGCCGCGTATGTCGTCGTCCGTCATGCGGTCGCGGCCCTTCGGTTCCGTGAAGGTCTCATGCGTTACATGTACGTCCTCTACGTCCTGTTTCACGATACTAGGCATATCAGGCCGCCGTCAGTTTCGGATAGTTCAATTTGTCACCCCAGCCGCCGATTTGATTGGTGATGTACTGTGAAGACAGCGCCCAGTAGCGCGCGCTGTCGCTGCCATGGCTGGCCCAGTCGTGCTCAGGGGTTATCGAAAATTCGCCCAGCTTTTCGTTATATTTCCTGCGGTAGTTCGTTAGGCATTCGATGCCGCGCTGGCATTTCTCGCTGTCAAAATAGACAGTCGGCAGAAAGACGCGACAGGCGTGAATGCCCTCGTCCAGCGGCAGGTTCGGGGCGACCTGAAAATTGATTCCCAGATTCGCCGCGACCTCTAACCGGCTTTTGCCAGTTCCCATTTCGCGAACCGCGATATCGTGCGGGGCGAAATGCTGGCCGTAGACATAGCGCTTATCCGCGAGGACCCGCGCGTAATATTGCAAGCCCTCGCCCGCTGCCTCGTGATAGTCAATCGCGCGCCGTTCGATACCGACATGCTGGACAAACCAGATAGCCGTGCTGTCGCCCATGCCAAGATCCCAGACCGTATGTACAGGCAGGGCCGGGTCGTAAGGAACCCGCGTAATGCGACCTTCAAAATAGGCCGCTTCCATTTCCTTTTTGTAAATCGCGCCCGGTATTTCGATCACGTCCCAGCGTCCCGACAGCAGCGCGCGCCGCGTCATTTCGTCCAGCAGTAGTAGATTCGCCTCGTAGTCCTTCCCCAGATACGGGTTATCGGACAGGCGGGCCGGTATGAAACGGCGCGCGATGGACCGCTGGCTACCGTCGCCTAGTGTTACGGTAGTGTGCTGTAGTGTTCCGCTACCCTCGTCTTTGATGCCCCAGCGCTCGCGGACCCATTTATGCCCGCGCCCGCCCGGGTTGCAGTTCGCGCGCATCATGCAGCGCAGCGCCGGGTTCGACGTGCGCAGCCGCGAAAACAGGTACAGGTAGCAGACGTCCGTAGGCCATTGGGTTAGTTCTTCGAACGCCACGAACTGGAATTCGAACGACTGCCAGCGGTAGCGGTCGTCCTCTGTCTGCATGTAGGACGTGTAGATTTCTGCGCCGCTGGGAAACTTCCAGATATGGTCCGTGCGGTTAAATTCCGCGCCCGGATATGCCAGCGGGTAGATTTCCAGCATGCGGTTTTCGAGTTCCCGCAGTTCTGGGTAGGTCGGGCGAAAAACAATCGCCTTGTAATCAGGCTGCAAAACCGCCTGCTGCCAGAGGCCCAGCGCGTCAATAACCAGCGCGCTTGTTTTCCCGCCCCCCGCTGCGCCGCCATATAGGACTTCCATTTCTGGCGCTGCAAGGTATTCCGCCTGTTTCAGCGTCGGGGTCCATGTAACCCCCTCTGCCTCGTCGTCCTCGTCTTCGGTCGCGACCTCGTCCCAGCCTTCCGGGTCAGGCCGCGTCGGGGCCGTCAGTCTGCGCGGCATGTTCGGTTACGGTCGCGTCGTCTGTTTCCGGTTCCAGCGTCGTTTTCATCGGGTATTCAATCGGGCGCGCATTCAGCACGTCCGCGCCCGGGGGCGTCGCGTCTACCAGCTTGCTTTCAGGTTTCCATTTCGACGGGCAGCGGTTGACCAGCCACCATTTGCAGGCCGCGACGTCCGGGGGGAAATACTCGCGGTTGATAACCTCGCGACCGTCCCGGAAAATTTTCATTTCGTGTTCAAACCCGACGCAGCGCTTGTATAGCGCTTCGACTACCTCGTAGTCCGCAATGACGCGGCCCGCGTCTATCGCTGCATCGAAATCCGGGTACAGGTGCCGCCAGTTATTGAAGGTATGGCGGTCTGCGCCTAGGTTCTTTGCGATTTCCGCATGCGACAGCCCGAGCAAGGCCAGCTTGCGCGCGAAGACGATAAATCGCGCATCAAAGGCGGTATGGTCCTCGCGTTCGTAGATAATTTTTTCGGTCAGTCTGCGGCTGGTCGTCATCGCGGGATGCCCCCGAATTTTTGGCTAGCCAGCATCTGCAGCAGGTTCTGCTGGCCTGCGTTCGCGGTCATGCCTGCCAGTGGCTGCTGGACCAGCGACATTTGCTGGGGAACAAAATTCATCGCTTGACCGCTGCCCGGACGCGCGCCTGCGGGCGCCTGCCGGGGGTCGTTCTGGCCCATCTCATTTTTGCCGGCTGCGCCTGCCATGGCCCCCCAGTTCGGGCCCCCGCCTGCGTCTTTCATGGCCTGCGTCCAGTCTTGGGCGTCCTGTACCCCTTGGACCCCGCCCAGCGTCGCAGGCATCATAGAAACGCCCTGATAGTTCGCCTGCTGGCCCCCGGGCATCGTGAACTGGGACGCGGCCCCGCTGCCGTCCATCGTGAAAGGCGAGGCGACCGGGGCCGCGCCCGGGCTCGCGCCCGCCCCGCTGCTGCCGAATTTGTCCGCGAGGCTGGACCAGAGGCCGGACCCAGCGTCGGCGCCCCCTGCTGCATCGCTACCCATGGCGTCGCCCCTCGCGGGCCGCTACGGGCTCCGTAAAGGTCACGTCCGCGACGCCCGACACTGCGCCACTGGTCGCCGTGACCGTGACCGTTTCCGCGACGCTGTTAATCAGATCCACTGACAACGTCCCATCGCCTGCGGTATCGCCCGACGCGGGGGTTAGCGGGGTCGTTCCCGAACTGCTGCTAAAGACGAGGGGAACGCCCGCCATCGGGGCGCCGTTCTGGTCCATCGCCGTAAATTTGACGGTGTTAGGGGCCGTGCTGTCGGCAGCCGCGTTATCGGTCGTCGCCGCGCCGGTAATCGATGAAACGCGCGGGGCCGCATCCATTGCCGCATAGGCCTTTTTGATTAGCCCTACTGCGATTTCCTGCGCGATGCCGCTGGCATATTGAGCAATAGCGGTCGGGTCGTTCGCGGTAATCGCGTCTTCGATAACCCGCGACATGGGAACGAGGTATTCCGCATTGATGGTTTGCGGATACATGCGCAAGTCTGCGACCGGGTCCGCGCTGGTCGTGCCGGGGGTTCCCGGGATGCCGGGGGCGGTGCGTTCGGGCGGGGTTGGCATGACCCTGCTACTGCGCCATGCGAGGCGGATAGCCTCGTTCCTGACGTCTGCGGGGCTGATTGGGTAGACGGGGGCCCTGCCGGGTTCGCCGTTCAGTTCCTCGCGGGCGTTTTCCTCGTCCAGATAGGGGCTATCCGCTGCCGGGGGCAGGTCGCCGGGGGCGCCGGTATAGCTGGTTTGCGGGTCGTCGGGCGGGGGCGGAACGGGGCCCGGGGCCGGGGGGGTTTCCTGCATTTGCGGGTCGTTCATTTGGAACCGCCCTCCAAAAAAAAAGCCCGCTAGATTGCCTAGCGGGCCGGACTTAATAACGAGGGTCGTGCGCTTGAACCAACAGGCCCATTAATGGAACCTATCGAATCAGGGCGGATTATAGGGGGTTTTGTTTACCACCTCCAAAAAGTTTATTTTGACCATTTCGGTCAAAACGCATGCTGGTAAAGGCTTTCGGGCTCGTTTTCGGGACGCTGCAGGCGCGCTGCGCGGTTGATATCGTCCAGCCGGACCGCAGCCCGGTAGACGCGCTTACGGAAGGTCCGCAGGCGCTTATAAATCGCGTCGTCCGATAGCTGGCAGGCGGACGCCAGTTCCTTAACGCTGCGGGCCGGGAACAGGTAGTAAATCAGGAAGGTTCGACGCGTGTCGTTATCCGGCTGGGCGTTAATCGCCATGTTAAATAACGACATTTCAGAGGACAGCCAGACGACCGGAGCATGCCGGATTTTCCCGGGCTGCAGGCGGGCCAGAATGCCTTTCTGCATCGGGGGCGCTATGAGGCCGTGCGCGCGATGCCATGCGGCCCAGCGCAGACAAAACAGGTGTAACTGCTGTTCACTGAGGGTTTCGCGCATGTTCGTTTCCTCCATACGAAACTGTAGCGCGCAGACCGCCTGTTTACAATCCTGCGTCCGGTTCGGGCGGCCCTGCCTGTTCTATCCATTCCCAGCGGTAGCGGACCCGGTCTAGGCGCTCGCGGGCGTCTGCCGGGTCCATACCGACCAGCCAGCGGATAATGGGCGCCGCGCGCACGCAGCGCCATGGCTGGCCCGGGCCCTCGCGCACGTAGACCGCGCCCGCGTCAAAATGAGGCGCCATAACGCGCAGAATTTTGGTCTGCTGCATGCTGTCCCCCCTCGCGTTCCAGCCGTCGAACCAGCGCAGCCAGCGGCTGCACATACAGGGCCGCTAGGCGGCTGGTTTGCGCGTCCTCGCGGGTCTGCGCGAGTAGGTCCCGGGCCCGCGCGAGCCGTTCATCATGCGTCATCGTTTCGTACCGGTTCCCGGTCTTTGTCTTTGTTTTCATGGGGGAAAAATTCGCGTATATCGCCTAGCCCGATAGATTCGCGGGTCGGTTGCTGCCCGCAGCCCGCATAGATAACCGCTAGCTGCCAGTCCGCGGAATTGTAGTAAGGGACGGGCGACGTGTTAGGCGGGTCCAGCATGCACAGCAGCGCGTCGCGGTCCATATTGAAATGGATACGGCAGGCCATCGGCCGATGGTCGTAGATACTGCATAGACCGTTTTTCAGGAATGTGCAGGGGTTGCCATACCCATACGGGACGTCTGCGAACCCGCCGATTTCCTTACTGCGCGGGGCGACCTCGCGAGGCTTACGCCCGATACGCTGGCCGATAACCTGCGCTTCCGCTTTCGTGACCGCGACCGCGATATGACAGCAATGGTTACAGCCCTTTTTGCAGGCTGCCTCTGGCGCGATTGCCGCGCTGGCGCGGTCCGCGAGGTCCCAGAGGGCCGCGATTTTGCGCTGCGGGTTCTGCGGGTTGGCTATGATCCGTTCGAACAGTTTGCGCAGATTGTGCCCCTGCAAAAATGCCGGGGCTTGCTGGTTCATGCGCGCGATTTTCTGCTGTAGCGGGACCTCGTTTTCTGCGAGCCGCTGGGCGACCGCTGCCGCGTGCGCTTCTGAATCAGTCGGGCGGTCGTGCGCCGGGTCGGTGTAGATCGTTTCAGCGTTCGCGGGTTCGCGCGCGGCTGCTGCCATCGCGCGTATCACTGTTGCTAGCTTTTTGGTATCAATCATGGTTCGTTCGCGTAAGCGTGAATGGTTTGCTGGACGGTTTCGGCAGCCTGCGCGACGCGGTACGGCTGGACCCGGGAAACCAGCCGCGCGGTATCCCGCCCCTGCGCTGCCACGCGCCATAGCCGGACCTGCAGCGCTAGAAACGGATGCCCCCAGAGGGTCCAGAGGCCCAGCAGCGCAAATTCGACCGCGACCAGCCAGCCGGATAGCCGCATCAGGCCCGCGAGGAACAGGCAGGAAATCGCCATACAGGCGAGCGGTGCGAGGGTCAGCAGGCCGGTACGGGCCCATATCGCGCATTCGTCGCGAAACCGGGCGCGCTGGATAAAGTCTTCGACCTCTGCCGGGTCGCAATCTGGCGCGAGTAAGGCAGCCATGCCCGAATGAACGCCGGACAGAAATTCCGACATTGCGCAGCCGCGCCAATACCAATCAAACAGGCCTTCAAACATGGCCGCCCTCTTATCGACCGCGCGCGCGTCGGGCCTTTTTGGCCGCGATACTGCGCGCCGTGCGCTTTTTCTCTGCCGCTGCCCGCGCTTTTTCGAACTGTTCCCGCGCGTTCGCCTCTGCGATTTCCTCCGCGCGCAGCGCTTCGAAATGAACCGAAATAATCCGCTGTAAATACATCGAACGGCTGTAGCCATATTCCAGCGCGCGCCGGTCCAGTTCGGGCAGCAGGTCGGGCGACAGATTGACCGCGACGCGCACGCGCTTACCCTCTAGTCGGTGCGCGCGTCCGAGGCCAGCGGCTGCGGGCGGGACCTCGCCGCGCGCGCCATGGGTCGCGCCTTCGACCGCTGCGCGCTCGTCGTCGGGTTGCGGAATCTGGGCGGGTCTAGTAATCGAACGTACCATTTTTTATACCTTAGTCACTTCGTCAATAAATCCGTTTATCTCATTCTGGGCGGTTTTGTCTACTGGTTTGTATTCCCCCATAGACAGCCCCAGCGCAGCCGCGCGGGCTATGGCCTTACGCTTAACTACATGTGTCGTCAATACCCGGAACTGTTTCGCTTCGTTAAGCATTTCGCGTGCGCTGCTGTTATCCGGGCTTTCATAATCCGGGTCCGCGCCATTTATGACCGCATAGCACGGTAACGGACGGTGACGGGCTTTATTCATTTCCCGGATTAGCGCGATGAACTGGTCCATGGTCCAGAGGTCGGGCGCCGCTGGTCCGAACGGGGCTATCAATCGCG